ATTGATAAGAGATGCATTGAAACAGATGGAAGTCAAGTATCCCATACAGACTGTTAGTGAATCAGATATGAAAATAGGCGATAAGCCTCATTTCAAATCTGTTGTACTATTTGAACCTCATGGAAGAATAACATATCATGGAAGATATCATGATTATTCTCCCAATCAGAAAAGCAAATTGTACAAATCGCGTATGTTTGAAGAAGCTCCGCGAATCCTGGAGCATGTGTATGGTTATACTCAAACGACCTTCTACGGTCCTCCTATGATGCAGGCTGTCAAACGTGACGGACAATGGATTTCTCCATATAATAGAGGTTTTCGGAAATTGGCTGCAATTACGCCGTTTCATATAGACCTCAAGAAAATGGAAGATGTTGTTGATTTCTTGACCGAACATTTGTTTGATCAGTTAACTGAACGAGGAGTATTCCAAATGTATCCATACACTTTGTCATCCGTTATTAATGGAGATAAAAATGATGCTTTCCTACGTCGCATTGATGTATCCAAAGCGGGGGGTTTTGGATATCCCGGTAAGAAAGATCAGTATTTTACGCGTACAGTTATTGATGGCATGGTTGTAGATGAGCCAAATGAGAAGCTTTGTGATGATTTATCTGATTTGTATACACGATACACAGAATCAGAATCTTCGGGTTCCGTATTTATTGCCTGTCTGAAAGATGAGCCGCGTGAAACGAAGAAATGTTATGAAGGGAATACGCGAGTATTCTATTCATCACAATTGCCATACTTATTGCTCCAGAAACAATATCTTGGACCTTTGTACACGTGTATGATTCAGTATTGTGAAGCTTTTTACTGTGCTATTGGCACTGACGCTCATCGAGGAATGGATCGCATATATGATAGATTAGCAAATTTTTCAAATCAAATCATAGAAGGTGATTATTCCGGTTATGATACGTCTATGCCATTCCCAGTTGGTAATGCTGCCGCAGAGATTGAATACCGATTACTCAAGAAATTTGGTTACGACGATGACCAGCTGAAAATAGTTGCAGGCATTCTGAGTGACTCCTTGCACGTCAATATTGATTTCATGGGTGATATGATTACAGTCCCTGGACTGCAACCCTCAGGGAAATATGGCACAGCAGAAGACAATTGTATACGTAATCTTGTGTTACTTGTTTATGCCTGGGTTCATTTAGGTAAACCGGTCGAAACGTTTTTTGATCACGTCATGCCTGTCACTTATGGTGATGATTTATTGGCGGCTGTACGAGACGCAGCAATTTTTAATGCGTGCTCTTATAGTGCCGTGTGCAGAAATGTTTATGATATGGGATTTACCACTGCATCGAAGAGTGAAGTTACTGCTGAGTACATTTTGCCAAGCGAGATGTCATTTCTCAAAAGGAAATTTGTATTTCATGAAAAGCTTCAGAAAATTGTTGGGCCTTTAGAGATGGACTCAATTTGCAAAACTTTGCAATGGAGACAACCTTCTCCTCATGTATCAGATTACGTACATGAAGAGTCCATTCTAGAATCTTGTTTGCGAGAGCTGTTTTTCCATAGTACTGAGAGACAATATAACATTATATATGCATGCTTTCAGTCCTATATGGAACAACAATTTGAACACGTTGGTTCACTCAGCAATTACGATGCTTTGTATGCTTCTTTGTCTGGGGAGGTAGATGAAAAGGAGGATAACGTTTTACGAGCTTTTACTGAAGCTGATGTGAGACGCGTAGATAGAGACGTCTTGGATGACGAAGATGATATGGACGACGATGATTTTGAATTTACAGTCGAACAACAAGTGTCTATGGCTTCCACATTTATGTGGATGTTGACATTAGTTCTCGTATTAATATCTCGTCTTTATGTCCCACATGAAACGCTATATTGGGAGGCAGATAGTGTTGGTTTACCAACGCGAGTTTTTTGTAAGTTCCTCGCTGAAGTGAAATACACCCCGGAATTGTGTTTAAGTCGACACAATGTCTCTGAACAATGGCTTGCTAATGATACTTTAATAAGAGAGCTATCTGATAGGCTCCAACAAAAATTATCAGAATACGAGGAAAAACAAGATGCATTTCCAGGATGGTCAGAAAGACAATTACTCAAAAGAGTGTCGCGCCATAATCACGCATATCGTAGGTCTCTACAAGCTAAGAGGTTAGAGGGAGAGATAAAAGCGATAGAGATGACAATCAAAAAATTGTCTTCCACGAGACATGGGCACGACATGGCTATGGTGGAATCTGACCAGGAGTCAAAAGTGGAAAATGTAAGCGTAGGTAGTGGAGACACTCCCCTGGAGGAAGGTGATCACCCAGTCGCTATGCAAGAGGTGGGGCAGAAAAACCTTCTGTCTTTGGATGATTTTTTCTCCCGTCCAGTGGATATATCGACTTTGTCGATATCTCCTGGCTCCACGACTACTTATTCGATAGATATATGGGATGCATATTTGCGACATGGGGCCGTGACGGCTAAAACGCGCAATTATGGATTTTTCCGAGGCACACTATGTATCCGAATAGATATGTCTGGTTCACCTTTCCATTATGGCAAGTTCTTATATTCTTATCAACCGAAAGCTGATTGGAATGAATCGTTGAATTATTTGGATGGTCAACTGCTGGGATCCGCCCGCGAAGCTGCTTTGTGTTATTTGTCGCAAGCAAAAATATCGGGGGTTATAGATGCCAATGATAATCAACCCATTATTATACGATGTCCATTCATAAACCAGCAACCCATGTGTAGACTTTTCAACAAGTCTCCATTAATCATTTCTACGGCTACGCCGTTGAATGATTTTGTGGGATTCGGACGATTATATATTGTGAGCCTTAATGATCTCCAATCTGCCTCGACTACTCCCTCGAATGTTTCAGTCAATATTTATGCCTGGGCCGAGGATGTAGAATTGGGTGCTCCGACAGGCACCATTATGGAAGTTGAGACAGAATCTGACACGGTTGTACGAGTGCCTAATTCACCTCAAGCACCGGACATTCATCATTTTGATGCACCGGAGAGGGAAGCCTTACTTGAATTTGGGCGTCGGGAATTGGACGAGATTAGAAGAAGCAGTGCTATTCTACGGGCAAATACTGAAGCCGATGAGCGAGAAGTCGGTCCTGTAGAACATGTTGCATCATCCATCGCCAAGATTTCAGGTTATTTTACCTCGATACCAGTTATCGAACCATTCGCGAAAGCGAGCGAAGTTATCTTTGGCGCGGGTGCAAGAGTTGCTTCATTATTTGGATGGTCTGCACCAGTAATGAATACCGAACCAATGTATGTAAAGAATCAGCCATTTACTAATGGCGCTCATATGATTCAATACAACACTGGTAAGCGTATTACTTTGGATCCTAAACAGGAATTGACCATAGACCCTCGAATAATGGAAGGTTCTGGAGAAGATGAGATGTCTATTGCATATATTTGCTCAAGATTGAGTTATTTGGCGAAATTTCCGTGGGATACAGCTGATGCTGCATTTGGCAGTTCAATTTGGTCTGTTCCCATAACACCAAGACTCATGCAATCCATATCTATAGGCGCTCCTGACCCATATCTTGCAGCACCAACATCCTTGGCATTTGCAGCTTCGTTTTTTGAATATTGGAGGGGAGATATCACCTTCAAATTTCAAATTGTTGCGTCTCAATTTCATCGAGGAAAGTTAGCCTTCATATTTGAACCCAATATTTCTCAGTTTGCCGCGATCGATACTGATCTCGATTTGAATAAGCAATATGTATATATTTGTGATATTCAAGAAACTATGGAATTTGAGCTAACGGTTCCATGGGCTTTTCCGAAAGCTTGGGCACGTAACATTGACAATGATATGTTAACAACTGTGGGCAGCATAGGATATCTTGGTGAGGCATTTTTTGACTATGCCAACGGATACCTAGCTGTGGTACCCTTTACCTCGCTGCAATCCCCTGATGGATCTAATGTGGAAGTGAATGTATGGATCAAATCTGACAATATGCATTTCAATCAGTTGGTAAGGAGTCGTCTTCCAGTAGAGCGACCTACCACTGAGAGTAATGTAATAATGAAATCTGACCACATGAAATTTGCGGATTTGAATCACTCTTCTGCATCAGATGCTCACATTAGTGAATTGCATTTTGGTGAAGAGCCTATATCGTTTCGGGCTTTAATGAAACGATACACAGGTTTGAATGAGCCTATCCCCTTATCGGGATCCTTGCTCGAACCAGCCTTTGCTGTCATGGCACCAATATTTCCACCACCTGCTCCCGCGTATTCGGGAGTTACATATGATGGTACACCCACAATATTTCAACAATTGAGATATGCATATCTGGGTATGCGAGGTGGTATGAGATATCGTGTTGGTATGATAGGGCCAATATCGGTTGGCAACCTCGGAAGGACCAAGATTGCCTTGGGAGTTCCTACATCCACGGAAATCACACCTTCGTGTGTGACTACCTCGGCTACAATCTTTCTGAACAATTATTTAGAAGGTGCGGTCGAATTTATGGTAGCAACTAATGGTGGTATCGAATTTGAATTGCCATTCTACAGCAACAATTTATGGGTTTACGCATTTAATTCTGAAATTGCACCGACTGGTGACACAAATGTTAGTGACTTATTTTCGAGGCTGTGGCAAATGCTCACACCATATGAAGCTTCCACACTTGTGGATGTTGCAGCGCAGATTGATTTCTGCACTGGGGAGGATTTTGGGTTCCTATATTACAATGGAGCTCCACCATTCCTTCATTCTTAAAAGCGAG